TCAATTAGGTTCGCTTCCTGCAGATTCCGAGCAATTTATGATGATCGAGGATTTATATAAGACCACCGAGAAGATAGGGAAACATCTTGAATCTATGTCTTTAAACAAAGTAAACATAGAATTTTTAAGAAGACAAATGGATAAAGTGTTAGAAGATATAGAAGAATTAAAAGATTCTAACAGAGAAATACATTATAAAAACGGAAACAAGGAGACATTTTGATCGAGACAGTTTTTGCATTACTGATGTTTGTAAACGGAGAGATTAAAGAACACCGTATTCAACCCACAATGGGAATGTGCCTTCGCGGGAAACGTGAAGCGGAGAGACAGTACAGTGAAACTGTGTCTTATAAATGTTATAAGGGTAAAGCTAAAACTGAGATTTACCTGGGTGAAAAATCTATTAAAGCATTAATCCTTGAATAAGAAGAAAAATCCAATAGCAAAGATTCTAAAAGATAGACGTTATCGTCAACTTGTGGTAAAGAATAAGAAAATATATAATAGAAAAAAATTATGTTTGGACAAGGACCTTTCGGAAAAGCAGTAGATGTAGCAGCACAAGTTGTTAATGGTCAATGTCCTATATGCACTGAAGATAGTATTTTTATATCTATTCATAAAACAGTATTTAGATGTACTACTTGTGGAGCAGATATTGAACAAAAAGTTAATGGAAAGATTAGTTATATGCCACATGTAACTAAAAATACAGAGATACATATTTCGAATGAGTCGAAAAAGTAAAAGCCTTTACGGGACTATTGCAAAACGAGACAAGCCTAGAAAAAGGCCAGGACGTCATAAAAAGAACAGAAATAAACACGAAAAAAGAATGGGTAAATATCGTGGAAAAGGTCGAAAAGGAGGTTGACAAACATCCCTAGATATCCTATATTGGATATATGAAAGACAGTAAAGAAATAAATATAACAGTTGAAAATATAACTCCTAAACAATGGGCAAATCTTGTTATTGAACTTAATTTAGTTGCGGAAGCATGGAAATCATATGGTCCTAAACTTAAATTAAAAACAAAAAATTTTGATAGAATCATTAAGTGGGGTAGAAAAAAACACGGCGAAACAGAAGAATTGTGATATATAGGTTCGCAAATGGAAGAACCAGTACATTATTTAGTGTTGTTATTACTTCAATTCGATGGAACTCTAGTAAAAGAAATATTAGAATTCACTAGACCTGTGACACTTATGGAGTGTCTAGATTTTGGTAACGTACATAGAGAAGCAGTTGCTACTTATGTCTTTGAAGAAAAAGGTAAGAATGTTAATGTATGGTTACTTAACGATGGATCAGGGACCTGGCAAGGATACCAGTGTTTTCAAGATCCTGATAAGATGAAATGATTTTTATAAGTTTAGGATTGATAGGTATAATTTATTTATTTATCATTCTGTTGCTCCTGAAATGGAACAATGAACAAGTATTAAAATGAAATAAAACCTATCCTAAAGAGAATCTTTAGAATAGGTTATTGTGGTGAAGAGATTTCTTCCCCTAACATATTATTTGATAAATGTCAAATTACTTTAGTCGGAGTACAAGTAAACCGAATATAGATTTGATGTTTATTAACCTCATCCCTTCCAAGCATTTCCATCCTTTTAAAAGAAGTTTCATAACCTGCCTGAAAACACTCATACATATCATTATATGACACAGGCCATTCGTATGGCGGAAGGCATGTACCTGAAGTATAGCTACATATAATTAAAGTTAATAAAATTTTCATCTTGACAAATCCCGGTTTAATCCTATATACTGCTCAGAAATAAATGAAAGGAACTATGACTGATATAACAAAATATAGAAATGTTTCGTTAACACACGACACATATAAGACATTGATTAGTTTGTCGAAGGTTTTATTACCTGATGCAAAGTTATCAATAAGTAAAACCATTGAGCAAATAGCGAATGAGAAAGCGAAGAAGTTAAATGGCAAAATTAAAAAAATATAGAGTACACAAAGCCATTTGTAATGTTTGTAATGGCAATGGCTTTGTAAGAATAGTAGATAAAGAAGACCCAAAAGAAGTTAACGTTCACCAATGTTGGGAATGTGATTCAGAAGGAGAATTTTATGTATATGAACCCCCGATGGCTTCAGTTGATGATGCTACTCACGATAACAATAATATTGACAAGTTCTTGCACTAAATTTGCAATGCTAAGTTCCGGCGCAACCGTTGCTGTAAGTCAGAATGTTTACGCTAAAACTTATAGTGGTGTGGATATGTTAACTATTATAAGTACAGAAAAAGATATAAAAACACATGTATATGATAACTTAAAGAAAGAAAAAAATGGAAAATAAAAAACCCTTTAGTAAAGCAATAAAAGTAGAATACCAAATATTAACTTGGGGACCTTGTGTTGTTAAGTTAAAAATGACAGATGAATTTTTAAAAATATTAAAAGAAGAAGGAGCAGCATCAGTTGATAAAAAAGAATTAGGAATGCAACATAGATTAGCTGGTATTTTAAAAAGAGAATATAAATTAAGAGATTATACAAGAGTTCAACCTTACCTTAATGAAATTATTCAAATCTATGATCAAATTTGGGCTAAGTGGAGAAGTCACGATCCAGAATTAAGAAAAAAGGAGAAGCCTCATAAATATTTAATTAAAAGTGTATGGGTTAATTATCAAGGACCAAATGAATTTAATCCACCCCATGATCATTCAGATGATATATCTTTTACAGCTTATCTACAAGTTCCAAAAGAAATTAAAGAAGAATTTGATGAATTTAAAGGGAAGAGTTCAGGCCCTGGTGGAATTAGTTTTATATATGGTGAAGGAAATAGACAAGCAATTACTTATCAATCACATTTCCCGGAAGAAGGAGATTTATTTATGTTTCCTTCATGGTTAAAACATTATGTAGCACCTTATCGTGCGAATGTAACGAGGATATCAATTGCAGGTAATCTTTCATTTCAAACACATCTTAGAGATATAAGAACAGATTTATTTAAACAACCAACAAAAGATGAAAAATAAAAAACCACAATGGGATGGCAAATCAAGAATATCCAATGATAACTATCGTAAGAGATGGAATGAAATTTTTAGTAAAGAAGGAAGCATTATAAACTTGGAAGAAAGTTTTGAAAGTAAAGAATATTTAAATGAGGAGGAAAAAAATGAAGAATGAATATACTATAAATTATTTTTCTAAGTCGGATGGTAAAAAGATTAAACGTCCTTACAATCCCCATCATAAAATGCAGCACGAGTTTATTGCAGGTTCAGGTAAGTTGTGTAAGCGTTATTGGGATGAAAGTAAGGAAGGTTTAAGAACGGCCAACGCGCCGTGGACCATCTCGGTTAGAAAATGACTAAGAAGTGTGTTAAATGTAAGAAAGTAAAGTCTTTAGATGATTTCGGAAAACGAAAAGATACTAAAGATGGTATAGATTATTACTGTAAAGAGTGCCACAGGGTAAAACATCTGACTTATAGAAACACAGAAAGAGGATATTTATATTCTCTCTATAATGAAATAGTAAGGACCGATAGACCAAAGAAAAAATGTCATTTTACTTTCAAAGAATTTTATGATTTTTTTGAAAGACATAAATATAAATACGGAATGAAAAGTGCATGGGGTCCAGGTGTAGATCAATTAGAAAAACATTTACCCATAACAATGATTGCTAAAGGAGACCCTGCATGGAACATAGGAAAAGGAAAAAGAACTGCTAGTAATTTAAGTGTAGATAGATTAGATTCAAGCAAAGATTATACTTTACAAAACGTAATATTTATTAGGAATGATGAAAATTCAAGAAAAAATAGTTCTTCTTACGAAGACTGTAAAATACAAATAAAGTTACATGAAGATAGATTTATCAGAATGAGAGCTATATGAAAAAAATAAAATTAAAAATTTTAAAAATAATCCAAGATGTCTCAAGTAGAGTTAGCCAGTGGGCATGGGTTAAAAGAATATTATTGATGCATGAAAAAAAGTAATAAATACAAATATATACAAGGAAAACAGATCACGGACCACGAATCAGGAAAGCGGATTTATGACATAAATAATTCTCGACTTCCCTCCGTAACTACGATATTAGCCGCTACAAAAAATCAACAATTTTTAAAAGACTGGAAGGCCAAAGTTGGAGAACAAGAAGCAGAACGAATCAAAAATCTATCTAGCAAGCGGGGGACTTCCATGCACAAATTCTTGGAACATCATATACTCGGAACTGGGTACAATGATCTTACAGAGATCGGACAAGAGGCGGGTCCCATGGCCAAGAAAATTATTGAGATCGGCCTTGCGCCTGTCGAAGAGTACTATGGTAGTGAGGTTATGTTACATTACCCTGGGTTATACGCTGGCTCTACTGATCTTGTCTGCCTGCACAATGGCATAGAAACAATCGTTGACTTTAAACAAAGCAATAGACCTAAGAAGAAAGAATGGATAGAGGATTATTATTTACAAACAGCCGCTTATACCTTAGCACATAATCACGTTTATAAATCAGAGATTAGACAAGCTGTCATTATGATCTGTACACCAGATCTATATTATCAAGAATTTAAAATACAAGATCATGACTTAAGATCTTATCAACATAAATTTTTAAAAAGATTAGATATGTATCATGAACTACAATTTGATGAGAAAGAACGAGTTAACTTTGATATAAAGGAGTTTGAGAAACAATTTGAAAAAGCCTAGTGTATATATAGCAATGCCCTGTTATGGGGATATGAAGGTTGAAACCTGTGTATCTTTATTAGATACGTTTTCAACGTTGGGTAAGAATGGAATTGAATGTAAGTTTAAGTCGGTGAAGTCTTCCCTTGTAACCCATGGTAGAAATTTATCTACTTGTGGATTCTTACATAGTGGAATGGACTATATGCTGTTCGTAGATGCTGATTTAGAATTTAATGCTGAGACTATACTTAGAATGCTTGTTCCTGCAAAGGACATTGTTTGTACGCCTTATAGACTAAAAAATAAACCTGGGGTTGCAGACTATTCTGTTAATTATCCAGACCCTGAAGCGATAAAAGTTTTACCGTGGGATTTAGTTGAAATAACTGAAGGACCCGCTGGGTTAATGCTGATATCACGTAAGGTATTTGAAAAATTAATGGAGAAATATCCTGAATTAAAATGTGAATATCCTGATGAATTAAGAAGTAGAATGAATGCACAGATTGGAACGGAAAGTGATGCTGTTAATAAATATTTTTATAATTTTTGGGACACTTCTTTTAAGAATCATACTTGGAAGGGTGAAGATATAGCGTTTTGTAATTTGGCAACTGATGCTGGATTTAAAATTTACGCGAACCTAAACTCATGGACCACGCACCACGGATCATGGGGATTCAAGGGAAAATTCGGTGATTCACTGATCAAGAAACCTAAAAATTAGAGTCAAAGTATCGACACCCCCCCTATCGATACCCTATCGATACCCTTTCGACATTTTTCATAAACTGTGACAAATTGTAGCAATTAAGGCAGAAAAGACATCTTTTCGCCACATTTCTGCCACAAAGTATCGACACTTCGAAAGGGTATCGAAAGGGTATCGAAAGGGGGGGTATCGATACTTTTTGTTATATATACCAACGGTTCTAGGTCAGTTTAGGCCAATGTCGACACCTATCCACTTTTTTTTTATTTTTAGCGCAGTGAAAAAAAATTTTACCTTTTAGGTGTCGATACTTTATGTTAAAGGTAACTATGCCCAAGAAAAGAAGAAAATTAAACGTCACTATTACAACTCCCGTATTGCCTTTTCCTAAAGTCCGAGTGGAGTGGATTGATATCTTGAGTGATTCCGGCTGGGCTAGTGATAAGGAATTTGATAAAATGAAATTAAGTTTTCCTATCAATGAGGGTTGGTTGTACAACAAAGATAGATATGCAATTAAGTTATTTGCTTCTTATGATAAAGATGATGATGGGACTTTTACTTTTGGGGACCGGACGATGATTCCGATATCTGTCGTGAAGAAGATGACGAGGATTCAGTAACATCTTGTGATTCACCTTCAACAGTCTTCGCGTTTAATAGAGGTTCGTAATCGGATAGGATTTGTTTCATTTTTGCTTCTAGCTCCTCTTCTGACATGTCTTCTAGTTTACCTGTTTTTATTATTTTGCGGTCTATGTATAATCCTGCTGCCTTTCCACGATTTGTTTCTGCGTTTACAGCAGAAGAAAAAGAACCTTTCTTTAGAGCCAACTCCTTAATACGTGCAAGTTCTGCTACGTGTGTTTCATAATTAACTTCAAACTTCTTAAGTCTTTCTTCTTTTAATTTTCCTAAATATTGTGCAACCAATGGAGACACTCTTGGGTTCATTAGTTCTGATCCTTCTTGTCTAGATCTTTTTGGGGAGTACCCAGCTAGAACTGCTGCTTCTGACTGTGAGACCGGGCCGTCAGGTCCACCGAATACTACGTACTCGGCAAATCTTTTTTGCATTTCTGTTAATCTTTTTGGAACTCCCATGTTGACATTTTAAGGTAACTATCCTATATTGTCAATATATTTTATGACAGAAGACAGAGTAAAATCAGACTTAACTTTAAAAATAGAAAACTTAATCAAAGAACTTGACAGGCTTTCAGAAGAGAATAATAACATTAAAATTCTAAATAAATCTTTAGTAGATGATCTAGTAGATCTAAAAAGAGATAATAAGTTATTAGCAACACAAGTTACTGACTTATTAACAAAAGCAAGAAAAGCAGGACTATAGTGTTTGTTAAACATCTTCAAGAATTCTTAGGAAAGTTCACGATGGGACAAACTAACTACAAAGGGAATGCAATTTCAGGAGCTAAAATCTATGTGGAAAAAGATGGATTTTTAGAGGAAATAAAAAGGATGGAAGTGCACGAACACACAATAGTTGGTCAACCTGCTTTGAGATTAGTATTAAGAACTCAAAAAGAAAAGAAATTAATTATACCAGATAAACTTCGTTCGACGCATTACGATGTTTAAATGAAAGACAATGTACCCTTAAATAATTTATGGGCCCAGAGGCTAAATTATACAAAAAAGTTCGTAAGAATATTAAAGATATTTCATGGATTAGGATTGAAAACCTTAGCTCTCTTGGTACTCCCGATCTATTGGGCTATAATAATTCTGGCCACTTTTTTACTGTAGAATTAAAAGTTACAAAAGGAAATAAAGTTAGATTTTCACCACACCAAATTGCCTTCCATAAATCACATCCGAAAAATACATTTATCTTAGTCGAGGCCCTTGGTCCAAGGTCCTCGAAACTTGTTCAATACTTCTTGGTCCCTGGTTCAAGAATCATGGAGCTTGTTGCTTGCGGCTTACGACCTAAGCTTGACGCTTGCAGCTTGGAGCTTGCAGCTTGTGGCTTACATCTTCAGAACCTGAACTAGGTTCTGGTTTAGCTTGTAGCTTGCAGCTTGCTGCTTGAAGCTTGCGTCTTTCAGCTCTCATCTCTTTCCAGTACTTAGGGTGTTTCCAGATATGGGTCATTAGTGTTTCCCATAACTTACATTAGAAATTGATTTTGTCCAGCATGCTCTGCATTCTCTACACTTGCCGCCCTGGTTAGGGGCTGGGCAGCTGGCGCCAGATGTCACCACGCTCGACGTGTGAGTCCAGGCCGTTGGCGCTGGTCCATCGACCTTCGATCCAGATAACCTGATCACTAAATTGGATGGAACCGCTTCAGGAGCTGGCAAGTATTTGCGCTCTTGTGTTGGCAGCCAGTGATTGGTGTCCGGCGTTAACCTGCAAACTTCTAGAATTTTTTGCATATGCTCAGGGCTCTGTACATCTCCGGCGTCGTGCCATCTAAAATATTTTTGTCTCTTCACTTGAGCAACCATTGCGGTGACCCATGAATCATGGACCAGGCTGTTCAGGCGGTAGTACTGTGCTTTTTTAATTGCGGGATATCTTATATAATTTCCTTTGAGTGCATAACATCCGAAGCATGGCGTGCCGGGGACCTTGCGCAGCTTCGCGCCAGTCTGGCATTCCCATGCTGGGAGGCTGTAACTCAGGCCAGGCATCTTACTGGTTCTGGTCATGCTTCCGGTGATTGCTTGTGCTTCTTTTACTTTCATACTTTCTAAATTAATTCTATTTTATAATTGTGTCTTTTTCGTGGCGCTTGGAGCTTGCGGCTTGCAGCTTGGTGCTTGGTGCTTGAGGCTTATTTCTTTAAAAAACTTCTCACAGCTGGCCAGGTAGGCCCGCGGCAGCTGTTCGTGCGGCGTCATGAAATAGTGTGTCAGGTCGTTGTGTTTAATTCTCTTCATAGGTTACC